CGAAGGCGAATGATTAATTTAGGAGAAAAATGTGGTTGATTTTGCAAATGCTAATTTATGTGGTGCAAGTCCAGAGTTGAATGATGTTCTATCAAAGCTTGAAGATGCAAAGGCTGACATAACAGCAAAACTTGATGCATCAGCATCTGCTGCATCTGCTGCGTTTGGAGAAGCGAAGAATGAACTTGAGGGTTTGAAAAATAAACTTCAAACTATTGAGATACCAGCTATACCCAAACTAAACTTGCAAGCAGAAATAGCAAGTTTGACTTCTATTGCGCCGGGAACCCCATCATTCCTTTCTGCTCTTGCAAAAGTTAAATCAGAATTTGAAGATGATATAAAGGGTGCCGGTTTAGATTTAGGCACTCTTGTTGCAGATGCAACTGCGGCAATATCGGGCGGTGGTGATCTTTGTGCGCTTGTCCCAAATCTTGAAAAGGCAGCAGGAAGTTTAGATGCTGCAACAACAAAACCTGCCGCAGTAACACAAGCTGCGGAAAAAGCAATATCTGAAGTTGCATCTGTGATACAACAGAATCCAAATCTTTCGAAAAATATCATAGAGATTAAAAAGAAGATGGAAGCCTTTACGGTTACCACATTGATACCAACAATAGAAGAAGTTGCGGCAATGAAAATCCCACCAGAGATAGATACTGATGTATTTAAAATTATAGATGAGGTAAGAAAAATATCAACTCCCACTGGAATAATAAATGTTGCTCCATTGGGAACGGGTAAAAATGTTGCTGGTAATTTTCAGAATTTTTTAGAAAAGGTAAAAAATTCAACAAAGTCTGTTTCATTGGAATCTGAAAAAACTATAACTCCGGTTTCAGGCAACGCCAATCAGTTGGCTTTAGATACTGTAACAACACCATCTCCTGCCACAACTGCCCGCTCTGGATTTCCAAATAGGAGATATAGCGGGGAATTTAAATTCCCTGCGAGAGATATTGAAGATTTGGGTAAAGATGGAACTTTTAAAAGTCCATCTGGCCAGCCGTTGTTTAATTTTAAAACTACTTTAGCACATGAACCAATGGGTAGAATTAAAATCAGAATACATCCTTCTGTTGAAGGAAGGAATTCAATTCTAGACGACCCGGGCCCTTATACGGAAGAACAGCTAGCTGCAAATGAGGTCTATATAGGACGAATTTTTAAAAGTGCATATGGTTTACATATGTTTGATTGGATAGATACTCAAGGAGTTGGAAGTATAGGACATTTATATGTTAAAGTTAATGGAAAAGAAATAAATTTTGCTTCTCCATTTTCCCTTACAGAACATCTCGGTGATATTGATAGTGGTGGTAACAATGCTGATTTCCCAAAGCGGTCGATACCTCGCCCTGACCGCCCCCTTAATCTACTGACTCCCGGCGGCAAACGCATCGTTGGGAACCCGCCGCGCTTGGTCGCTGACGACATTGGTCAAAGTTTGGGTGGCCCAGATGTGTTTCAATGTGTGGGTGTGTTTCCACCATCAGTAGCGAAGAATAAAAAATTTGAACCTAAATTTTTGTCGGATACTAAGTTGAATAATCAATTTGCGGGAACTGCGGTAACTATTAGTTTTGAATATCTTGAAAATTATGATCCTAACAGCGTGCGCTTGTACTGACCATATTTTTGATGTAGATACATAAATACAAACATAAATGAAATAAAACACAGTAGAGATTGTATAAATATAATAAAAAGGAACACTAATGTCAAAGACCGCATACACTGATGGTACATTTCAAGGTGAAGATCGTGCAGCTCAGTTGTATTCTGATATTGATTTATTCTTTGGACCTAAAATTGGATCAAAAGATATATCTAAACTTGCTGACTTTACAGCAGTCAAGAGGTCTGTAAGAAATCTTATCCTAACCAATCCCTATGAAAAACCCTTTCACCCAGAAATTGGTTCTGGGGTTAGAGATATTTTGTTCGAACCTATGACTCCGATTACAGCACATGTTCTAACTATGAGAATCGAAGAGGTGATTGAAAACTTTGAACCTAGAGCTCGTTTGATCGGCGTTAGAGCATTACCCAATCTTGACAACAATGCATATGAAGTAACCATTGAGTTTTATGTTGTTAATGCACCCACAGAACTTGTGAATATGGAAGTTCTATTAGAGAGATTACGATAATGGCAGCAACAAGAAAAAGACTTAGTGTAACAGAATTTGACTTTGATGAGGTTAAAGATAATCTAAAAATCTTTATGCGAAATCAAAATGAGTTTAAGGATTATGACTTTGAGGGTTCTGGTCTTAGCGCGCTTCTAGATGTTCTCGCATACAATACTCACTATCTTGGTTTCAATGCGAACATGCTTGCAAACGAAATGTTCCTTGATTCTTCTCAGCTGAGGTCAAGTGTCGTTTCACATGCAAAGACCTTGGGATATACCTCTCGTTCTGCCACAGCTTCAAATGCAACCGTTGATGTATTTTTGAATACGTCTAACCCTAGTGCAACTATGCCTGCGGGCACAATCTTTACAGCTAGTGTTGGTGATACATCTTATCAGTTTGTAACTACAACAGCGGTAACTTCACTTCTTAGTGGTTCTACAATCGAATTCAGTGATGTGATTATATATGAGGGTAGTTATGTTTCAAGTAGGTACACTGTTGACACTCAGAATGTTGAACAGAGATTTCTTATTAACGATGACAGGGCAGATACAGCAACTCTCACGGTTAAAGTGCAAAACTCTTTATCAGATTCTACATTAACAACCTATACTTTGGCAACAGATATTGCCGCACTAACTTCTGCATCTAATGTTTATTTTCTGCAAGAAGTAGAGGATGGTAAATATGAAATATATTTTGGTGATGGTATTTTAGGTACTACATTAGAGGATAATAATATTCTTATAATGAATTATGTTGTTACCAATAAGGGTGCTGCAAATGGCGCAACTACCTTTGTTAGTGCAGCTGCAATCGATACTGTTAACAGTGTTAATGTTAGAGTTGTGTCTCAGGCCACCGGGGGTTCAGAACCAGAATCTATTGAATCTATAAAATATAACGCACCTTTAGATTTTGCGTCACAGGGACGTTGTGTTACAACAGAAGATTATAAAACTTATGTTAGGCAACTCTTTGCAAATACTCAAGCGGTTTCTGTTTGGGGTGGAGAGGATGGTTCATTTAGTAATGTTACTGGCGCGTCAGATGTTGCAGAGTATGGTAAGGTATTTATTAGTATAAAATCAATAACTGGATTAAATTTAACTGAGACTCAGAAAGCACAGTTAGTTACAGGGTTGGCTCCATATACCGTTGCGTCAATAACTCCTGTAATCGTAGACCCATCAATTTTGAATCTTATTCTGAGTGTCAATTTTAAGTTTGATAGCAATGCAACAACAAATACTAGAGAAGGACTAGAGTCGATTGTATCATCTACTGTCACAAATTATAACAATACTAATCTAAAAATATTCAACTCTGTTTTTAGGCACTCACAACTTACTTCTTTAATTGATGCTAGTGATCCTTCTATATTAAGTAATATTACTACAGTAGCTCTTGGTTCACTTTACACACCAAGTACGTCTGGTTCATTTTCTTTTACCATCAATTTTGGAAACCAATTATACAATCCTCACTCAGGCCATAATTCTTCAGCTGGCGGTATTATTTCATCAACAGGTTTTTATATACAAGACAATACAAATGAAATGTTCTTTGATGACGATGGTGCTGGCAACCTTCGTATTTTCTATTTGGTTTCTGGATCACGAATATATTATAGTTCTGTAGCTGGAACAGTGAATTATATAAGTGGTGTAGTTTCAGTTAATCCACTTTATATAACATCTGTATCTAATGTTGATGATAATAGCTCAAGTGCAATAAGAATGACTGCTTCACCAGCATCTGTCGATATTGTTAGTTCGAGAAATCAAATTACTGAAATTGATATTATTAATACAGTAATTAATGGAGGACAAGATACAATTGTAGTTAATAGTGGTGGGGGTTCGTCTGATTATGTTACAACTAGTACCTATGTAACCCCGTCGAGTTATTAATTATGGCACCACCTTTTGACATGTCTTGGACCCCAGAACTAGAGAATAAACTCAGCACTCAGATTGATGGGCAACTACCTGACTTTATTGCTGAAGATCATCCACAATTTTCTAAGTTCTTAAAATCGTATTATCAGTTCCTTGAATCTGGTGAACTTCAGCTAACAGTCAATATCAGTAATATTCTTTTAGAAATTGAAACTCCTACTAATCTTCTTCTTGAAGATGGAACTCTGATTGTTGCTGAAAGTGGCGCTGGTTCTACAGGTAAGTTTGTGGTGGATGAGACTATCACTGGGAACACATCTTATGCTACCGCAAAAGTTCTTGTTGAAGACCTTGGTAATGCAACACCAAAGATTTTTATATCTGCACAACAGTTATTTGAAACAGGTGAAACTGTAACGGGCGGAACCTCTGGTGCAATTGGGGTGATAACAAAATATCGTGCAAACCCTGTTCAAAATATTCAACAGTTATTAGCCAATACTAATATTGATAACACTCTCTATGATTTTATTGAAGAGTTTCGCAAATCCTTTATGGTAGGAATTCCTGCCAATATTGCAAGTGGAACTAATAGGAGAGATTTAGAAAAACATATTGGTGACTTGTATCGAAGGAAGGGAACCAAAGAGGGTTTTAAACTCTTTATCAAAATTCTTCTGAATGAGAGTGCAGAAATATTCTATCCTAATCAATATATGATGAAATCGTCATCAGCAGATTGGGATAAACCTACTGTTATTCGTGTTTCTTCTCCTGATGATATTGTTGCAGATGAACTTGTTGGACAATCAATTACAGGTCAGAGCAGTTTAGCAACTGCTCTTGTTGAGAGTTCAACAACTTTTTCTCTCTCAGGTGGTACTTCTTATATTGAATTTGAAATTTCAAGTGTAATTGGAACCTTTGAAAATGGAGAGACTGCATATGGTATATCTGGCACAGGAGATATAATCTATAATTTTGTTGTTGATCGATTACTTGCATCTTCAACACTATCAAATGGCGGAACACTATATGTTGCTGATGATGTCATTGATCTTGATAGTTCTGTTGCTATTGGTAGTGGAGATATTTCAGCTGTTGTTGGTACGGTTGAAAGGGGTTCAGTTTCAGATGTTATAATTGATTCTGGAGGAACGAATTATGAAATAGGTGAGCTTGTAGTTTTTGCAGATAACAGTTCTGAAGATATTAAATCCCGCGATGCGACGGGAGTGGTTACTGCTGTTCATGGCCGCCTTATTGATGAGACTAGCAATAATAATAATAATACTATCGTACAGGAAGCTGGCACAAACTCTTTCATAGAACTATTTAATTTTCAACTTGAAGAGGGTACACTCATTGAAGAAGAACCCTTTGTAGTATTTGGAACTGATAGAATCTATAGTTCTGGGGTAGGTTACTATTACCCAATATATATAACAAATTATGCAGCAGAACAATCTAATATTTTAAAATCATCTGCTTCTGTTAATGGCGCAACATTTAGTTCAACAACAGTAACACTCGATGGGAATGCTGGAGATGATATTGCAATAGGTATGGTTGTGCGATCAAACAGTATCCCTCAAGGTAGAATAGTTACAGTTACCTCTGTTACAAATCAATCAACTATACTCCTGTCCATCCCACAAACACTTTTGGATAATGAAGTTTTAGCATTTGATTCTCTTGCTGACCCAGTGAGGATATATAAATTCGTTGAGTATCCCGGCGTTGATTTCTATTCACCAACTGCAACAACAGTTTCGGCCGCAGCGTCTTATGCTGCATCCACATACACTCTTTATGGTGGGGATTTTAATCATCAATCGGATCATCTCTATTATGAGTCTGGTAATGTTGCTACATACGCTTTCTCTGGAGCTCCCAATACTGAACTAGAACTTGGTCGAATAATTGAATCTGAGTGGGCGGTAAATACAACATCTATAGATACAAACCGTTATGCAGATGAGGGATTTTTGTTAGAAGTTGGGGATGGAAGTATTACAAAAATATCTGTAACTGATCCGGGCTATGGTTATTCATTATTACCTACTATTACTATTAGAAGTCGATTAGGTAACGGTGCAAATGTTCTTGCAACAACCACAGACATTGGACGAATTTCTTCTATCAATGTTACTAATCCGGGCTTCAGTTATATTGAATCCCCTACATCAGAAGCCCGTGCAAATTTTATTATCAAAGATATAACGGGAGTTTTTGCTGTAGGAGATACACTAACATCACATACAGGAAGTGTTCGGTCATATGATTCTTCAACTCAACTCCTAGAGGTTTCTATTGAAGACACAATTGCTATTGAAGGTGAATCTAAAAACGTAACTTCCAATGAGGGTATGCGTCTTGAAGACTCTCTTGTGGACGATGATTATGTTAATGACAATCTTATTTTAAATGCTGATATTGTCTATGGAGAAAATCTAGTTGATGAGAATGGAGACAGACTTTTAATAGATAATCTTGTGACAAGTACGACTTTTATATTTTTAGAGAATGATGAGGGTGAACTCATTATGGAGTTTCCAGAAGAAAGATCATCTTTCTTTGATTTAGAAGATGGTACAATGACCCCTGACGGGCTTGGAAATGGATTTATAGTTACGGAAAATGAAACTAGTACCATTATTTTAGAAGTTGAAACTTCAATTCCTAGTAATCTTCTTAATGAAGATGGAAGTCTGATTGTTGCTGAAAGTGGCCATGACATTGAAGCCGGTGAATATTTTTCAGTTCGAACCATTCTTGAATCACAAACAACCAAACTTTCTATTGCACAAAGGCAAGTAAAGTTTATATTGGAAAGTTCACCAATTCCAGCCCTCACAAATGGGAGTGGTACTTTTATCGTACTTGATGCCGATTTAGACCACGAAGAGAATTTAGTCATCAACCAGACTAACCTCAGTGCCACTATCCTTCTTGAAGACCCTGATCCAGACCTTGGTCTTATCCTTCTAGAAGATGACACACCAGATGCTGGTGCAGTTGAAGGTAATGATGCAATCCTCTTGGATGGCACTGATGGTAGTAGTACAGATGCAGATGAAAAACTTTTATTGGAACTGTTTGTTTCTGTTAGCGAAATTTATTATGGTAAGGATGCAATCATTTTGGATAGCACTGACGAGAATGGTGCTGATGAAAATAGCAAACTTTTCTTTGAAGATGGAATTGTTGGTCCTACAAACATTGGTGAAAAAATTGTATTTAATGCTACGGATGCAAATGGAACAAATGATCCCACTAATCTGATTGTTTTAGAATCTGGTTTAACTGATGATGTTAATAATACACTTCTGTACGAAAATGACGTTGCCTTTACTAACTTAGTATTGGATGGCACTAGCATTAGTAGTGCGGGTGTAAATCATCACACAACCGGCGACGTGCTTCATGCAACAGAAAAAATATTGTTTCAAGATGTTGGATTTGATTTTTCTGGTGAGACAACATTTCCTGACACTGAATCAATAAACTCTTTAATAACAACTGCTACTGCATCTGCAAGAATTGCTCATTCAGATATTGCGAAGTTAGCATTTAGTTTAGGTACTTCCACTGAAAAATTTGGAAAGTTTAGTGGTATCGAGCATTTTATTAGTGAAGCATTGATTAGACTTCAAGATTCTTATTATTACCAAGATTTTTCATATGAAGTTCAAACAAACTCTAGTGGTGATATATATCTAAATGAGTTGAGAAAAGCAGCTCATCCGTCTGGATTTAATGTATTCTCAAAAGTTCTTAGTGTATCGTTTGTTTCTGCTAAAGCTAAAATTGCAACAAAACCAAGTGAAGAGGGTACAATCGTATTTAGATTTAATAATGTAATACACAAATTTAGTGATGTAACCAATACAGCTGATTATTATAGTTACACATGGGATGCACCTAGAGTTAGAGATACTAGTTATTAGTTACACCTAGAGTTAGAGTATAAATACAATAAAGGAAGAATGAATAATGGCATATCAATCAATAGATTTAGGAACAACCGCCGGGGATGGTACAGGTGATACTATTCGAGCTGGTGGCACTAAATTAAACGCTAACTTTGTTGAAGTATATACTCTGTTAGGTACGGGTGCTGCATTAACTTCTGGTATCAGTGCTACTGCTACTGTTGTAACTCTTGCAGGACCAATAGTAACTGGTTTCGCAAGCTTTCAAGATGGCACCGTAAATGCTCCATCAATTACTAATGTTGGTAATACTAATACAGGCATATTCTTTAGTGATGCAGATGCAGTGTCAGTTACAACTGGTGCTGCACTTAGAGCAACAGTCAATAGTACTGGATTGGTTATTGTAGGTAATGTTACAGCTACTGGCACAGTAGAACCCGCTGGAGACACCACCGCCGGTGATAATGCTGCTATCGGTCACACATCAGCTGAAGGTCTTATTCTAACGGGACAAGGCAGCACAAACGATATTACTGTAAAGAATGACGCTGATACTGATGTAATTACGATTGCTACAGGTACAACAGTTGTTGGTATTCCAGGCAGTCTTGACGTAGAGGGCGCTATCGATGTTAATGGCACATCAAATTTAGATGTAGTTGATATAGATGGTGCAGTCGATATGGCATCAACACTTCAAGTTGATGGTGCAATTACTGGGTCAAGTACAATTCAAGGTACTACAATAACTGCAACAATTGCTTTCGTTCCAGATGCTTCGGATGGTGCAGCACTTGGTACATCTGCATTAGAATTTAGTGATTTATTTTTAGCAGATGAAGCCGTTATTAGCTTTGGTGATGATGACGATGTTACTCTAACTCATGTTGCCGATACTGGACTTCTATTATCTAGTACTGATAAACTTATGTTTAATGATGCTTCTCAATTTATTCAAGGAGCGAGTGCTACAGTTTTAGATATTGCAGCTACAGATGAAATAGAACTTACCTCAACCTTAGTTGATGTTGTTGGTAACTTGGCT